TCATCATCCATCTTAATTAAGCGTGCATAGGTATTGTAATCCGTTTTCAAAAAGCCAATATTAGCAATATCTGGACCATGTGATGTTCCTTGCATTTGATACATGTAACTAATATTGCCGTTATTGCAATAAGTGTAACTTCCAAGCACTTCTCCTGCAAAGACTACCTCCAGGATGCCTCCTTTTGATGCCTTTTGAAACCAATCATATACGTTGATATTACCTGAGCGATTAACATTAACAATTTGATGATTTGTAACAAATGGAATGTTTGAATTTTGAGAACTCTCAACAATAGCTGTGATAAACCCCCTTTCTAATTTAATGCATCAATTACCGATATTGGGATTGCGCTGTCCGCAGTTGCACCATCAGCTATGTAATCTAATTTATTCTTGTCTCTTATGGACATTAAGCCTGACATATTAGATGCAGCCTCTTCAAGTACTATTTCTACACTTTTAACATTATCACCTAGAGTATTAAACAATATAATCTGCTTTTCTATCAGTCCCTGTGGTGTATTAGCGATAGCCCTTTTGTCTAGTCTAATTGAACTAAAGTCAACTGTCTCCATCTTTTTAGCATAAGGTGACAAGTCATAGGTGGTGTTTGTGTCAGTCCACGGAACATTAACATAAGCCTTACCGCTTCCATCTAGCAGGACGGCATAATTACGACCGCTTGTACCATAACCTATAAGAATACCACCCAACACCGATGCACTGGCAGTAGGCAGGGTGTAATTGTTTGCACCATCCGCAATGCCATCTAGCTTAGCCTTATCGGAGGCTCTCATGAAGCCGTTTTGACCAGGATAAGGTCTTCCCCCAGTAGTTCTGGGTTCAGCAAGAGGTACATCCGCTACTTTCCCCCTCCCATCACCTAGTGTATATACAAGATTTCGAGATGCAGTGTTTGAAGTTTGAGACCCATCGGATGCTACACCTCTGAAATCCATATTTATTACCGCTTCCGTCTTTTTGGCGTAAGGCGTTAAATCGACCTTCACGGTGTGAGTACCGATTTTTTCCCACGCACCATTGGTATAGTAATACTCTTGATACACATCGTTGGCATCGCTTCCGTCCTTAACGATGTATATCTTGTTACTCTCGCCCGATGAAGGAAGGCTGGTTACCAACTTGAACAAAGATGTATCGAGGTTGCCAAGTTGTGCGAGCGGGATTCTTCCGTTGGCATCAAGTCCACAAATGCCGTTGGCTGCATTCAAAGTTCTCACGCTTCCGTCTGCCATCAACACTTGGGTTGCAGTGCCACCAGTCTTCACGATAGCTATAGCTTCCATTCTATTTTCATCAACATTGAAAATGCCTATAGTTTCATTTTCATTACCAGATATTGTTATACTTAGTTGTTCTCCGTCAATCGTATACTGCAAACCGGTTTTAGGGTTAATATAACCACCTCTTTTGCTAAAAAAACGAGAATTAGCCCAGTCCTTAATCTTCTCCCAAAAGGAAGCAAGTCCTATTGCGTCTAAAAATTGCATAATCTATTGTTTTAAATTGTTATTTACTAGTAATATCTGTTATCTGTTCCTCCGTGATTGCTGGAGGGAAGTCCTTCGTCACGATGTCGGTCACTTTGTTTGCGATATCCTTGTAGATGTCCGTGCCGAGTTTTTTTGCTGTCACGCTGCCGTCTCTGATGTTTCCAGTTGATATACAGTCCTCGGTCAGATGGTCGTGTTTGACCGCTCCAGGTTGTAGTTTATCTGAGGTCACACAATTGGATGCTAGGTGTCTGTTCTTTACAGAGCCATCGGCAAGCTTCGCCGCCGTTATCGCCCCATCCGCAATTTGCGCTTCCGTTATTGTTATCTTGGCGAGTTCACTCTTGATAATTCTAACGACCGCATCGTTCTCCAGTTTATCGTCCATCATGGCAAGCATCCTGCTTAACTCGACAACGATGTCGTAAATTTCCGTGCCGACACGCACCGCTGTGTTTTCTCCAACCTGCGTTGCATCTCGTATCAGCTCTGCCATACGGAGCATTTTTTGAATATCCTCGTTCATAGCTTATGTGCTTTTAGTTGCCTATTGCGTGAATGTGTGCCCTCGACCCTCGCTGTGGCTTCACTTCCCCTTTCGAGGTGAATGCCTTGAGGTATTCGAGTGCATCGGATAAATATCTCTCTGCCATATCCATGATGTCGTTGTATTGCTTGTTGTTCGACAAATCTTGAACATGGTCTGAATAATCGTCTCTGTGGCGCATTCCACCTGCTCGGCTTATAATTGTGCCATCGGCACGAAAAAGCCCCGCATACGTGAAATAAGCGAGTGCTTTGCGTATTCCGCTGGTGTACTTCTGCACCTTGATTTCTTCTTGGCTGCAATCTCCATTCTTCTTGGTGGTGTATTCGCCACCGTCCAGGAAAGTTGCAGGCTGGAAATCGGGTAATACTGAATCGCCCCACTCTCCCTGCTCGGTCGCTGCCTTGAACCGCTCATACCCGATGGCTGGTATGATGTTCGCATCTTCGCATTCCCGAATGTATGCGTTCACATCATCCTCATCTAGGTGTGTGCTGGTCGGTCGTGCCAGTTCTCGGAACTGATCAACCGTGATAAGTTGTTTTCTCTGTTCTCCCATAGGCTCAATCAATCTATCGTGTTGTTCCCTGCCACCTCGCTGCTGATATACTTCAACGGCTGTAGCTTGGGGTCTAGGTTCTGAATGGCTGGGTCTTGCCAGTTCTTAAAAATCTTCTTAAAGGCTCGCTCGATGAAACGCTGCTCGGTTGTCACTTCGCCTGCATAGTACTCGTAGGCATCCTGCATCACCTGCCCACTGAATCCCAGCTTGCCAATACGGATGGAGTAGAAGAGTTCTTGATGGAACTGTGCGTAGATGCGCTCGATAACGCTGCTGTCGGTCACGGAAAACTCCTTGTCGAAGTTTTTTGTTGGGAAGGCGACTACCTTTGGTTCGTCTTCCTCGTTCTCAATCTCTACAGCAAGAATCTTCGCTGTGTTCTCGTCCCCTTGGAACTGCAAAAGGTCTTCATCGGAAATCATCTGCCCGCTCTCCACCTCTTCGCCTTCCTCGTTGAACTTAGGAACGCCCTTCTTGGTTACGAGCATACACGATACGAGGAAGTTGTTGCGGACGTTTCGCATCTTGACGTTACACAGTCCCTCATCGGTCGAAATCTCCGTGATGGCTGAATCATAGCTGGCTGTAGGATAAATAAACTGTCCGTCTAGGCTCTGCCATAGAATCTGTCCCTTGTAGCTGTCGATGCCGCCTGCGTTTTCAATCTGTTCAAGAACGATGTCGGGGTCTGGGTTGAAGACGTTGATGCGCTCGATAGTCTTCTCGTTCACCATCAACCGCTTTCCGTTCCTCGTTTTCTTCTGCTCCCAGTCAGGATGCAGCAAGACGTGCGCCACGCTCCCCTTGTCGTCCGTCTCTTCCAGTCGGCAATTTTCGAAGGGTACGTGGCTCACGCTCGACACCTGCCCTAGAACGTTGTAGTTTACGTGAAGGGCAAAGCCTCCAAAGCGTGCGAGGTCTTGCGCTACGTTTCGAAGCAAATCGTCTGCCGTGTCCCCTTGCTGGTTCATCGCCAACGCTGCTAGAATGTCGCTATCGAAGCCGTAACCCTCAATAAATCGGGCGTAGCGGTTAAGGCACAGCATTGCCGTTCCGCTGGCTTCCGTGATGCGTGCGAGGTTCTGCGGATAAAGATTATCATATCCGTATGCCTGCATCTTGAATCGGCTGATGTAGGAAATATCAACCCTTCGCCTTGGCTTTTTAACTGTCTTAACGTTCATATTGCTTGTGTCGTTTTGCTTGTTGTTTTGTTACTCTTCCTTGCCTGCTTTCTCGGCTTGGTCGATGTCTTTCTTCTTGTCGCTGCCTGCTGCTTTTTCGGCAGGATCTTTCCCTGCTGTATCATCTGCACCGCTGTCGCTGCCTGCTGGCGGCTGCTTGTTCTCGATGAGTTCATCGCTGGGTATCTTCTGAAAGTAACTCTCCATGTGTGGGTACTTCGTCAGATATTCGTGCGCTACCTTGTCGGTCAGGTTCTCATTCGTGAAAATCTTACCATGGTAGAAATCCGGGCAGGAAATGATAAAACCTGCCTTCATTGCGTAATTACATGTTTTTGGCATTGCTTTTTCTTTTTTGAGTTTTAGATATATTTCTATCAGAGCATCGTGGTAACACTGCTGGCAGGTTGTCGGTACAAACCGCTTTCGTGTTACCGCGAAATATAGAGTTTCGATAACTGCCTTGTCGGTTGCATCAAAGGGACTGTCGAAACGTGCCTTCAACTCCTCGACCTTGGCTGTTGCTTCCTTGTATGTCATAGGCTATGCTGCTGCTTCCGTCAGAAGGCTCTTATACTTGGCTGCTGTGGTCTCGCTGTCTGTGTCGAAGAAGAAATAAGCTGCCTTTGGTACGCTCTCCTCTTCCAGCGTGATAAGCCAGCCACCCTCGGTGTCGTCTGAATACTTGTCGTTCTCGCCTGCACTTGCCTTCAGTGCCTGCGCATATCCGAACACCTGATACTCTGCCTTTCCGTCCGCTCCCTTTGAGAGGTTTCGCAGGATGATAACGAACTTTCCGTTCGCCAGTCCGTCAATGATATTTGCGCAAACGTCAGGTGTGTTTGCCAATACCACGACTGCTACGGTATTCTTCCAGCTGTTGCGATACGTGCCGACGGTCAGCTCGGTCTTGGTTCCAGTGAATGGCTTGCTGCCTTCCTGCCGAATAGCGTATGCTTTCTTGCCAGTCTTCAGCACCAATGTTTTGATTATATTACCCACGACAACGGACTTGGCAAAGTCAATGTCGTCTCGGTTGATAATAAGTCCATCGCCCTCCAGTCCCTTTGTTACTTGGTCTTCGCAAGGGATGATGATGTCCTGGGCGATAAGGCTCTCGCAAGTTGTTGTCATATTAATTCGTTTTTAATTGTTATATCCCCAACACCGTCTGGTGGGTGTTGAGGATTGTCAAATAACTTAATACTAAACTGAAAATTTGGAGCGATTAGTAAGCTGCATGGATCATGTCCTCTTCGAGGAGAGCCGTGCCAATCTTACCGGTAGCATAGAGATAGTTTCTGCGCTCCTTCTGGTCGAACCAGATGTCGAGGTCGCTGATGAGTGCATCGGCATCAGTGCCCACCATAAGGTGTTTAGGGTTACAGAATACTGCACGGTGTGGAAGGTTGACTGTCGTCTCGCCCTTCTCGTATGCGTTAATCATTCTATCCCAGATGCCGACACGAGCAATCTTCACTCCGTTGTAGGTTGCTACATCGAAGCCATCGAACACCTTCTCCCACGGCATAATATCGTGGTAGGTCTGCTTGATGTCGTAGGTCAATGCGTCAGCAAGCGAGCGTGTCATAAGCAACACTGCATCGCTATCGTCAATGATACGTGTGTCTACGTCCATCAAGATTGCGTCTACGACTGCTGTAGCTGCACCCTTCTTGCGTAATGCTGAAACCTGCGCTGCTGTCGTAGCCTCGCTGTTGGCTGCGATGGTGGTATGGTTCTTTGCCGCTGTAGCTGTAAAGATGCGCTTGAACAGACCGTCACATACGTTGAACATGCTAACGTCCGACCCTGCTGTCAGCTTGCCGCCACCTGCACCTGCCAATGCTGCCGCCTTGTCGCCAAACCATCCGAAACGCCAAATCATCTGCTGCATGGCTCGCTGGAGTGCATCGGTGTAGATGGTCATGAAGTCGGTGCTGGTAAGGTCGCCAATGGCTGTACCAGTCTTAAGGCTGTATTCTGCGATTGAACCCTTCAATGCTTCGTAGCAAATCTTGATAGGAATCTCCCACTGTCCGAGTTCCCAACGCTTCTGAGAGTTGGCGATACCCTTCTCTTCGTAGGTAGGGTCGCAACCGCCACCATTCTTTCCTACCATTTCCATCTTACCGATAAGTGCGATTGGATCATCGTTCTTGACCTTCATGATGTTCACGAATGAAGAAAAGTCCTCATCTTGGTAGAAGGTTTCCTGCACGGCATCCTTGATGCTTGCGAGGTTTTCCGGCTCGAGTTTAAGGTTCTCGAGCTGCTTTTTTGTAAATCCTGCCATTATTTTCTTTTGATTTAATGGGTTAATAACTTTGTCACTTCTTGCCCTTTTTGTGGAGCTTTGCAAGTCTCTCCTTGATGGCGTTCTTGCCTTCCTCGACAGCGTTCACGTTGTCGCCTGCGCCCTTGCCGCTTGGCTGTCGCTGTGCAGGCTGGTAGTGGCTGCTGTAGCCTGCCAGAACCTTCTCAGCACCGCCTGCCATCTTCACGGCATTCAGGATGCGCATGTCTTCCTTACTCTTTGCGAGTTTCTGTGCGCCTGCCAGCTGTGCCTTGGTGTCGTTCAACTGCTGTTTGAGTGCTGCTACCTGCTGCTTCAACTTGGCTACGGTTTCATTGTCGGTGCTTGATGCGTTGCCGCCTTCACCGCCTTCATTGCCTTCACCGCCTTCATTGCCTGCGGTCTGAATGTCGGTAATTACACCGTCCTCGACAACGATTGTTTTGCCATCGGGCATTTCAAACGTTCCGTCAGGACTTGCCTTGTCGCCAACTTGTGGATCTCCCTCTTCACGCTCAACGGTCAGTGTCTGTCCGTCTGCTGTGTTGAGTTCCATCGCCTTTGGCTCTGCCTTGGCTTGTGGCTCTGCCACCGCCTGCTCTGCTTCCTCCAGTGTCTTCACGCCCAACTTAGCGAGAATCTTGTCGAGGAGAGAAGCCTTTACTTCTGTCTTTTTCTCCATTGCTTTTGGATTTTGTTGTTTTGAATTAATGAATTGTTCTATGTTGCGTTTCGATGCGCTTGCGCTGATTGGTGCAACGGTGCTGCTGATAAGACCTAGGCGCAATGCTTCGCTGGTGTTGATGAAGATGTCCTTATCCATCAAGGTCTGTATCTCTTCCCGGTCGCACTCGCACCGCTCTACGTATGCATCCACAAACTTATCCTGCCACATCTGCATTTCCTCGCCCAGGTTCTTCAAGTCCTTTGCGCTCAGCTGGTCGCCCAACCCCCAGCCAGGAACATACGGATTGTGCAGCAGGAAGGCAGCGTTCTCGTATGCCTTGCGGCTCTCCTTTGGTGCTGCGAGCATGATGATTGTTGCCATGGATGCTGCCTTGCCCTCCACGGTGCAGGAAATCTTCTTGCCGCTCTGTCGCAGTCGGTCGTAGATTGCCCAGCCTTCAATCACCGAGCCGCCATTGCAGAAGATGCGCATATCGATTGTATCATCGTCTTTCGGTATGCTTGCCGCAAAAGCATCTATATCCTGGAAACATACGCAGTCGCCTCCCCACCATTGATACCAAAACTTGTTGTCTTGGCTGTCGATGTCGTTGTATATTCTGAGTTTTGCCATTGAATCGTTATTTTTTAAGTTTTAAAACGCTGCAAAGATACGATATTTTTCAATATGTTTATCTTGTAAGCAGTTAATTTTTCTAAACAAGCCCAAATTCTGCGCTCTAAGCGGCTTTTATTGCCTTGGGTGTGTAACTTTACCACCTTTAAGCAAAAACCGCTCAGAACGCAAATCTTAAAGAAATAACTACACTTTAAATCCTGCCGATATTCTCTATCGTCTGCACTCTACGCTGGGTTCGGTTTATTTCCTCAACGCTCACTACTGGCTGAGGAGCCATCTGATACCCTCTTGCTACAGCTGCCGCCAGCATATCCATGCCGATGTTGCTGCCTCCGTTATTTACTACGATAGGCACGCCACCGCCTAGCTGGTTGAATGCGGATAATATCGGACTGAACATTGAAGTCGCCTTGGCGGTCATTACGCTCTCTCCATTACTAAGCCTTGCCGGGATGCTGTCGCTCGTTCCGGTTCCAGAGCCTTGGACGTAGCCACCAGTGGAAAAGCCCTTGACGGCTGCTTTCGCTCCGGCAAACGCAGCCTTGGTTAATGCCATCATGCCAGCTGCACTGGCAACGCCAAACCACGACTTTTCTGCCAGCTCATGTGCCAACATCTGTGCATAGTAAGCCGTGATTGCCATCTCGATTGCATCAAGCAAAGATGTGAGCATGGATTTCAAGAAGTTGTGGAAGGATTTATCTTGCTCATTGAAGAAACTAGACAGTCCATCGCCCAGCGTAGAAATCATGTTAGCCATCATCTGCTGGCGTTCACCGATTTTCTGTTGCTGCTTCTTGTTCGAATCGTCAGCCAGCTGTACCTCTGTGTCGTGGAGTTGCTGCTGGAGCTGCTTCTGCGCTTCCGTGTTCTCTTGGGTCATTGCAAGTTTCTGCTCCAGGAAAGCCCTATACCGCTCCAACTTGGCTTCGTTGTCGTTCTCCTCATCGCTAGTGCCACCACCCAATATATTTGCATCCTTGCGTGCCTTCTCTGCGTTCTCGAACTCCTTGTTGAGTTCGTCCACAATTTCCTTCGCCTGGTTCTTCAAGTCCGCTTTTGCTTTTATCATGATGTCGAGAAGTTTTGCCTGCATTTCCTGCGCCTTTTCCGCTCCTATCTCTCCAGCCGCCACGTATGCGTCAATACTTCGTGCCACCATATCCTTCTCCAGATGTTCGAGGTCGTTGCTGTAGTCTCGCTCGTTGTCGTACACACCTGCGAGGTATCGCTTCTTAGCGTCCATTACTTGCTCGTTGTACTGGTACTGAATAAGCGCAATCTGTGCCTGCAATTCTTTCTCCTGCTTCTTCCTGCGCTCTGCCTCTGCCTTGGCTTCCGCTTCTTCCTTGGCTCTCTGTGCCTTTGTCTTGGTTGTACTGCCCTTGGCTGCTGTCGTTCCCTTGTTTCCGTTCACTGGCTCGCTGCTGGTCGCTCCACCGTCTAGGTTCGCAAGTTTCAGATGGTTCAGTCTTCCGTTCACGGTGTTCTCGAATCCGTCAGCAAAGGAATTTCCTATCTCGATGCCAGCGTTCTTGATGTCGTGCCATGCTTCCTTGATTGTGCCGGATATGTCGAATATCTCCTTGAATCCCTTCTGTGCCTTGGATAGGTCGAAGGTCACGATACCTTCGAGAATATCAAGCATGCCCTTGGCTGCAAAGCCCATCCTCTTGAATGCGTCTATTCCAAGATTGCATACAAGCTTGATTGCGTTCCACATCAAGCGGAAACTTGTGCCTAGTGTATTGATTACCCCTCGCAACAGAAGGCTCTCGTTGTACCAGTCGATGAAGTAATTTATGGTATTGAACAAACCCTTCATTATCTGAACGAGAACCTTCGTGCCGAACATCTTGCCCTTCTCGATCATCTCCTCGAATCCGTGCTGGCTCATATCGAACATTGACGAAAGGTAGCTGTTCAGTTCCTTGTGCAGCTTGATGTTTTCCAACTGGGTCTCTCCCCACTCTCCAGTCTGCTTCTTCACCTCTTCGATGTCTGTTGTCATCGTGTCGAGCTGTTCTATAAGCTGAATACCAGCAGCCGCTCCCTGCTTACCGAAGACGTTTTTCAGAACATCGCCAACCTGCTGGCTGTCCGCTCCGAAGTCCTTCATCTTAGAAGCCACCTGCTGGATAATGTCGAAGGTGTTCTTCGTTCCGTTGGCTAGGTCTTGCTGCACCTGCTTGCTGGAAATGCCGATAGCGTCAAGGCTTGCGGATGTTGCTGTGTTCATTTCTCGGATTTTCTTGCTAGCCATCGTGATAATGTCTAGACCCTTGTCGCTGAAAATGCCGCTTCTGGTCTGCTGCAATATCGCCACAAGCTGGTCTGCCGAGATACCTGCATCGTGGAAGGTAGGCGCATATTGCTGTATCTTGTTGAGCATATCTCCAGATAGGTCTGCACCGCTGGCGAATCCATCGTTGATAACCTTCATAGCTTCCTCGCCCGATAGGTGGTAGTTCGCCATGAGGTTGTCAGCTGTGGCGAGAACGTCATTGAAATCCTTTCCCATCGTGTCCGCTGTGGCTGCGATGCTGTTCCTCATCGTCTCCAATGCTTCCCCGGTGTAGCCAGTGAATTCCTTTGTCAGTCGTGTGGCTTCCATCAATCCCTTGTTGTAGTCATAGAACCACTTAAATGTCATACCAACACCGACAACGCCAGCGAGTGCTGCAAAATATGGATTCATAACCAAGCCGATTGCGGTCTTACCGAACGCCTTCAGCTTGCCTGTCAGTCCATCCATATTCTGCGCCAGCTTAATGATGTTGCTAACCTCGGTATCATTGACAATATCCATACCAAAGAACTCCGTCCCCTGCAGGTCATCTGCTGCTTGCATCATCGAGTTGTAGTAATTGCCAACGTTGCGATAATATCGTTGCGTCTCCTCCTCAGCCTGTTTCAACTTGTCGGTAATATCGTTTATGTGCTTGGCTAGTGCTTGCCCCTTCGCTCCCTCACGCTCTGCCTTTGCCATCTCATCGTAAGCCTTGGTGGCATTTGAAAGCTGGGCACGCAGCTGTTTCAAGCTGCCTTCCTGCTCGTTCTCTGTGCGCACGTTGTTCTGGATCTCCTTTTGCAGCGTGCGAACGTTGTAACGGTATTCCTTGATGGTTGCGTTGATGGCTTCCGTCTGCACCTTCATTTCGTTGGTCGTGATGGTCTTGTCTTTTTCCTGCTGCTGCAAGTCCTTGATGGATTGCTTTAGCTGGTCTATCTTCTCCTTGTACCTGATGATGCCATAGATTGCATCCTCGTACTTGACCTTGATGTCAAGAATCTGCTGTTTATCTTCACTTACCATAGTTCGTTCTTTTTAATTGTTCAACTCTATCATTGTAACCTCGCAATATCCGCTGTTTGTTGTCTTGATTTCCAAAGCCGCAAAAAACGCTCCGTACTGGGCAAGGTACACTGGCTTCGTTTCGTCAAAATCTAGTATATCCAAGTCCGACAGATTGAGCCGTTCCGTGATTACGTGCGCCCTGGCGATACTTGCTGCAAGCTGCTTGTACTTCGTATCGAATATGTTCTGAAGGTCAATACCAAATCGAAGTGCAGCTTGCTCCTTATCATCTCTTAGCGTCATTATCCGCTCCTTGCATCCCTTATACTCTCCACCATTCTTCATGCCGAAAGAATCAAGTGTTCTTATCGGTATGCGGTTGTCATCGCTGGCTGCAAAAGGTAGCGTCCATGTGTCCTGCTCATAGCCCAAAGTCTGGTTGCTGATTACGAGGTCTGCATCATAGTCCCCGGTTGTCTCTTCGTCTTCCTTCCACTTGTAGCGGTTGTGTTGCATAAAGTCTGAAACGGAATACTCGCTTTTCCGTGGTGCACCTTGGCGGTCATACGGAATGAGTTTTCCGCTCCAGTCGTAGGCGTTCGCCTTGTTTGCCCAAACTCTGGTAAACATGATAAACTGCACTTGCGTGCTGTTGGTCAGTTGCCTAGGGAACGAGCCAGTTATCAAAGCTAGAAACTTAATGAAGTTTGTTACCTCGATGTCGGGCAGGTTCTTGCCGATAGGGAAACTTCCACCAATCGGAACGCTGTCCCCACTCTTGACGCTCGCAGTGATTTTGCCGCCATAAACGGAAGGCATGTTGACTGTGTTTATTCCGTGCATGATAGTCTCAAACGTCAGTACATCGTCCTTCTTTAGCGATATAGTGTTTGTCCCTGCCGAAAGCAAATAAAGATAGCCATCGATAGCATATCTGCGTAGTACGACCGGGTACTTTACCTGCCCATCCTCGTATTTCAAATCTCCGAACTCGTATTCCTGCGTGGATGCCTCACCTCCGGTGGTACTTGGTGTTGTCACGGTCATTTTCACGCCCATAGGCAACTGAATCTCCGCTGCGTCTTCAAACTGATGTCTGACGTAGTATTGCACTTGCACATCAAAGATCAGTTCGCAATCCTTCGTTATCGTCAGTTTCTGTACATCACTGCCAGTGCTTGGTGTGACTGACGTCAATGAGTTGTTGACGGAAAAGGAAAGTGCTCCCAGTCCGTCACGGCTCTTAACGTCTGCGGTCAGATTACCGATGATTGTCTTGTCGTCTGCCTTGTTGTTGATTATAGGCACAACGAGGTTGTTCAACATCTTCTTTGCTTCATCATCCTGCCAAACGAAAGATACGCCCGACTTTCTCGCTATCCTTGACAATAGCCAGTTTACGGTCACACATGGCTGCAAGAATTTTGGGGACGTTTTATATTCATCCACCGCCACATCATCGCCTACGAAATCCTCCTTATTATCGCCATCTATCATTTCGTGCATAGGTGTCAGCCCGGTAACTGATAGCGACAGAGTGCTGTAATATTCGGCAGGTGCATTCACTACGAGGTATGCAGCTCTAGCCTCTCCTCTGATGGTGTATACTTCCAGCGTCTCATCTTCTCCGCTCACGGATATAACCCGCATGTACTTATCCAGTACTGCATAGCTTCTATAATCGCCCTTTCCTTGCGCTTGCACATTTGCCGTTGATGATGGCAAGAAGGGGATGAGAGCACAAATCGTGTCCGATGCGTTCTCTATATTTCCACTGATATACTTTCCGACCTCTGCGCCAGTTCTGATGCGTCCACGGCTAGCCGAGTATTGTGTCGTGGTATACTTATTCCTCTGCACCAGATTAATACCAAAGTTATCTTTGCTTTCAATTCGGTATGGGTTGTAATAAGCAAAGAATATTCCCTTGTTCACGGCTTCCTCCCTTGTGTTTGGTTTGTTGTACTTTTCAAAAAGCACTCTGTCTGTCACTCCCAGTTCGTTCAGTTTCATTCCGCTCTCAAGTAGCTTCGTGAACGCTGGCATTATACCCCAGTAAATTGAAACCTCAATGTTTTCCTCGATGCTCAGCACGTTCAATCGTCCGTCCTTGATAATTTGCACACCTCCACGGAAATAACTGCACTGGTGGAAAATAAAAGGGTATCTGCTGCCGCTCTTCGGTCTGTCCGCTTGCTGCAAAACTGAAAGGTTGTGCACCGTCCGTGGTAGCTGTATGGTGTACGTGTAGTTCGAGGTCATTTTCGTGACGTCACGAAAAAGGTTGCTCTTAATGTCGAGCACCACATCGGTGCTCTCCGGCAAATCCATCAAAACACCGTCTATATAAAGTTGCTGGTCTGTCATAATCTCTGAACGTTAATGTTATTTATTATCATTTCGCACACGAAATCCTGCAAGCAAGCTGTGCTCTTCGTGTAGCTTCCTGCCTTGATTGTTACGCTCGTCCACTGGTCTTCCTCGTTCATCCAGTCTCCCCCGAGGTACATGTCAACGACTGGGCTGCTGGCTAGGTCTTGCAGCATATCGAACGTATCACTGTCAACCAACGGGGCACAAAGTTTGATTGAATCCGTGCGCTCGTATCCCTGCCTTCTTCCGCTGTCGCCAACGTAGCCGTATATGTCGCTGTATCCACACAGATTGTTGCGTATGAAACTCAGGTCGCTGGCTATTTCTCTCGTTTCCTCCCCAGACGCAAATAGCCAATAGCGAATGAATCCGTGTCGGTCAATCCAACGCAGATAGATGCCGCTCTCGGTATCGTCTCTGTCAATGCGCAGCAATAGTGACTGCTTGCCACCGGCAGATAGGCAGAAAGTAAGGTCGAAAGTATTGTCAAACGTTCCCTGCTGAATCTCTCCATCGTAGTCATAGATGTTCCAGTACCTTGCACCGCTTGGTAAGATGGCTGCATTGAAGTCTGTCATGTCGGTGTTCGGAATCTCAAGCAGCTTGTTGGGTGCTCCCTCGTAACCTATAAGCAGTTTGGTGTCCGCCTTACTTAAATACATACCAAAAGAGAACGGATAGTTGGTGAACCACGTAAGGCGTTTGTAGCCGTTCCAGGTCTCCCCGAACCTTGGCGCACCCCATACTACGTTCGTAGTGAATTCGATGCTCGCAAGCTGTCCGTCTCTGTCATCGTATGCGTTAACCTCAACTCTTATGTACTGGGATAAGTTATTGACGTCATAGTTTATCGTCCAGTCCACGCCTGCATTGATGCGTCCATCGAAAATGGCTTGCACGTATGCTTTGAAGTCTGTTATACACTTTCCGTTGAACGCCTCCACATTGTAGGCTCGTTCCGTTTTGCCAAATCTTATTATTACCTCAATCCACGATAGGTTGTTTCCACTCGCTCTGATGATGCAAGGCAAGAATGCGAAGCACACTTCATCGGGGTAGAAAAAAATATATCCGTTGTTCACTGTCTGTCTCATACCGTCTAATTGTTTAGTTTGATACTTCCCACCGACTGGTGGATTAAGAAAATAAGTCGCTGCCCCAGCCGCTTCATCGTGTCGGGCACAACGTTGCTGTATACGTCAGCCCTGCCGCCCGTCCGGTGCAGTTTAGAACCCTTGTTGGCGATGGTGTGGGCGATGGCTCCTGCCATGCTCATGTCGCCACGCTCTTGTGGTGTATACTTGTGCTGCCGCTTGGTTTTGTAGGGGATAGGTCTGCCGTGCAGTCCCTTGTCCTTCATCCACTGCCGGATGATGCTACGGAAGCCGTATGGTATCTTTCCTGCCCTTCGTCCGGTCTCGAGTACTCCGAATGGCTTGTGTCCCCAAAGGATGGTTTCTTCCTCGCTGGGCTGCTCCACCTTTAGGCTAGCTATCGTTCGCCCTGATGCGTTCTGTCCGTTGATACGAATGTGGTTGATGATAAGCTGCCGTGCTCTTTCAACCTCCTCACGCATGATGAGCGATGCCGCCTTTGGGTCGAATTGAATGCCTCCCTTGCTCATACCTCACACCCTCCTATGCTCTGTGTCAGTTGCAGGGAGTACATTACGCCCGACACGATCGTGCTCAGCCGCTCGATGATGGTCTCGTAGTACTGCTGCCCTTCCAATGGTTCGAACTGGTGCGACTGGTTGATGGCTCGTATCATCCTCGCCCCTGCCACCTTCATTCGGTCGATGCACTCTCCGTTGTCTTCTCCTTCCGCTCCCCTCGGTACGGTGTCGAGATAAGCCAAGGCAACGTTCACGGTGTCGTATACCCTGCCGTTGCGTATCTCTGTCGTGCCGCTGGCTGGGATGATACAGACGATTGCCGGATAGTTCAGTTTCTCCAGTTTGGTGTCTGCTGTGTCCCAGTCCTCGAATAGGTAGGTGTAGTCTGGTAGCGTGTCTGCTGCCAGCTGCTTCAATGTTTCTCTGATTGTTGCCATAATTATCTAGATTTACGTTTCATTTCCTCTGCCTGCAACTTCTGCAGGTTCCTCTCGTACACGCTTCTCTTGTTGTCCATCTCCATGCACTTGTAGATGCGAAGCCATGGGGTCTTCAATACTTGGTCGTGGTCGCTGATGCCCATCCTTACCGCATACCAGTCCAGCATGCCGAACAGTCCGAACCGCAGGGTATCGATGCCTGCCTCCTTCTCCAGTCTCGTTGGCTTCGCTGTGTCTGTACTCTCAAATAGCTTGTTGATACGTTCCACCTCTGATGTAACCCAACCGATGAGCATAACGACATCAACCGCCCTAGCCTGCTCCACTTCCTTGTGGCTCAGACCGAGGACGGTTGTCACTATCTGATACAGACTTTCCTCGCTGTCTGATAGCTGGGAAAGGTCAATCAGCTGCCCGATTGATAACTGGTTGAGATTGCCGGGCACTTGTTTTCCTCCGACGAAAGCTGGTCGTGGCTGCTTGCCGATTTTATAGCTGGTGTGCCTAGCAACTGCCAGCCAGTACTTGAATGTCGTGTTCTTATCCATACGCTTTATATTTTTGTCTTATCTTTGCCTTAATACATGCGCCCGAGCCGTTCCGTGACTTGCTACGGATAACTTCTTCAAGGCTACGTATCGTATTGCGTCTATTCCGTGATTAAATGCGTCTATAGGCTGGTTCGTGGTCTCTCCATCCCTTGACTTCTTCCACTTGTATTGCTGCATGTTCCCGATGATGCCGTGGCTGCGTCTTGTTATATTGATGCGAAAACGCTTCAAAATGTCGATACCGTTGTTGATACTGTCCGCTCCCTTGGTGCTGCCGATTATCCACAGCCCTCGGTTGTGTATCTCCTGAATGCTCTTAGGCTCTGCCGAATCCGCAATGATAAGGTCTCGTTTCGTCCGTCCTTGTTCCTTGCATCGGTCTGCGATGTCATCGTTCGTCATTCCAGGCTGGTAGATTTCTTCGTCCACCCATAACTCTCCGTGCGCCAATATAACGTGCTCCAGCGCAGTTGGGTCGTTGGTGAATCCGAAGTCCATACCCCTGCATTCCATCTTCCACTCCTCCCTTGGTGGCAGCTTGTCAACGATGCCCCAGTTGGTGAAGATAAGCCCGGTTATCTTTCCGGTTAGTCCACGCGCATATACTCGCCACAATTCTGGGTCGTCAATCTCTTCAATCTTTTTATGCTCCTGCGCCGTGAGAAATCTGTTGTTTCGGTGGTCGCTCAGTATCAATCGGCAGTCATCCCTGCCGATGATGTTGTTGTGCACCCAGAAGCGTGCGCTTGGGTTGTAGTCTATGAATACCTGCTTACGTGTTCGGATGGCAAGCTGCCAAAACACTTCGTATGGCACACCGTTCGCCTCGTTCACGAACAGATAGTCTCGCTTTCCGTTCTTCGCATCCTGCGCATCTTGGTAACTCTTGAACTCGATGATGGAGCCATTCTTACCTCTGTAGCTGCTGTCGCTCTTGTTGTTCTTGAACCAGTCAAGCAACTCTGCCCTTGAGTGCAGGATGGTATCGAGGTCTCGCATGGCTCCAACCTTTAGGTTCGGGAGGTCTTGACCGCAAACAGTGATAATTGCCATGGGGTGCTCAAAAGAAAGCACTATAAGACGCTGCATGATGGTGTATGTCTTCCCCGAGGACGTGCCTCCTTGGTTCACTAGAAACCTTGGCTTCACGTCCGCATTCGGATCATACAGTTCACCAATAACATCAAATAGTGCCATTCTTTCAAACAATAAAAACTTAAAACAAAATTATGGTAAAAAAATTATTCTTCGTTCAATCCTTCACGCTCGATTACTTCCTGCTCGCTGGATGCGCACTGGTGTCCCGAGTTGATGTATCGTACCTCGATGCCGCCTTGGAAGCCTGCGTTCAGGTCTAGCACGACCTTATCAAGTCCGAGCAGCTTGCAGATTTGCGTCTCTGCCTTTAGGATGATGTCGAGGTAGCGTGGTTCTCCGAATCCTCGCTTCTCGGCATCGTACATTATCGCCTTGACGGTCTCGATTGAAATCTGCTTTCCTCGCTCATCTAGGAGTGGCAGTCCATGCTGGGTTGATTTCTGCAAGTGGTAGTCTTCCTTGGACTTCTCCCACGCTTCCCACGCTTCACGTATCACCAGCTTCAACCTTGCCACCTCGCTTGTTATCTTTTCGTCCGTGTCGGTCAGTCTCTCTTCCCTCCACTCCTTCAATAACCGCTGAATGTCGCAGTGCGCTTGATTGTATTTCGGTCTGTCGAGCCGTTTCCTCACCTCTGCCGTGATTTCTCGCTCCGTCCATCCCTTGCGGTATAGGGGTGCGATAATCTGCAGGCGGTTTTCGATGTCGATTTTCTGCGCTCGATGCTTGTTATTATTACCTTGTGGCATACGATTCTTGATTTAAAATTTCGCTCCGTTGTACTTGTATACGATGTTTCCCTCGCTGTCTCGTTCGTCAGCTGGCAACATTGCCCCTTCGAACATCTTGTATGGCGAGTGCGCTGCCTGCGGATTGTTCCAGCACCACTTCATGTAGTCGGCTGCGCTCATCGTGTAATACTTCGAGTACTTCTCTCTTGTTCCAAGGTTCATCGCCTTCTCCAGTCTCGCCCTCAAAAGGTTCTCTGCATCAAGCTTGATGTCGCTCCACCTCACGTATCCCTTGCGCTTGCAAATGTTCAGAGCTTCGCACATCTGCCCCCTGCTGTAGTTCCAAGTTGGCGGCAATCCGCAGCAACTTCCGTTGTGGCAAAGTTCCTTGAAGTGTGCGTCCGATACATAAAAGCGCATTCCCATCTGGTCGCACAGTTCCTTCATATTCCTGAAGAACGGTTCTTTAACCTTGCGGTTCAGTCTCAGATAGCCAGACTGTACGCTGTACTTCTTGTAGAATGCGAGAATGTCGAAACCTGCCATCTTGCTGATGGTAGGCAACAATTCCCTCAATGTCGGGCTTCTCGTTTCCAGGCAGAAGAATTCAGTGCTCAAAGCTGTAGCCCCTCTGTTGAATGCTTCCTTGATAAGGTCGAGGTACGTTGGCGTGCTCACTCCGATGATGAAGGGTCTCAGTCTAAGCGTTGCACCTCCTGCTCCTGCATTGGCGATGCGCTCGATGGCTTCCAGTCTTGCTTGTGGGCTTTCCACACCTCGCTCTATTACTCTAGCCTTCTCTGCATCGCTGGTGATGATTGAGAACTTGAAGTTCCAGTTCTTCTGCCCTCTGATCAAGTCCATGTATCGCTCATCCTTGGTGAACCATGCTCCCTTGGTCGAGAAGCAAAGCGGATAGTCTATATCCTTGAAGAAGCGCAAAAGCTCCAGTGTCGTTCCGTACTTCCGTTCGAAGTTGTCGAACTGGTCGCTCATGCTTCCCCACTGCATAACCTTGCGAGCCTTGATGTATGGCGCAAAGTCTCCACCGTGCTTGTCGGGGTCAATGAACATTCGTTTGATGCGCTCAACGCTCACGTCTTTAACCTCCTTGTGAAGGTATTCCTTCTTCTTGCTGCCAATACCTCGCTGGTTCTGAGCAAAGCAATACATACAGCCAAAGCTGCAATTATTGTAAGTGTCAAAAGCCATTGGCATTGAGCAGTCGGGAAACTCGTATGTTATTCTTGGCGTGTTGCCATAATGTTCTGCCATATCCTCATGAATTTATTTTGTTGATGATAAAGTCTGCGATTTGGTCTGCTGTCTGCTCCGTGGTGTCTATCGCTACAACGTCACACCCCGCAGTTTGCCATTTCTTTGCCGAGTGTGCCGATTCTCGCTGTCCCCGGATAATATCCTTGCTCAACGTCTTGTTCGACCGTTCTGCGAGCCTTTTTTGGATTTCTTCGAGTGGTGCGTATAAGAAGATTACAATCTGTCTGTCCGCATTGAACATTGCGTGCGTCAAGTTCGGACCCCAGCATTTTAGTCTCATCCCTTCGCAAATGATACAGTCGGTGCTCTCAAGTGCCTTCTTCACGATGTCACGAAGTATGGTCGTACCGTTCAGATTGTCAACACCTCCGTACTTAACATCGTATCGCCCTGCAAATGCAACTCCATCCCTGGTGCTGCTTATTCCGTTCGAATAGCTTTCGATTCCACCAAAGCTTTCTATCAGCTTTCGGACAACGGTGCTCTTTCCGCTGGCGTTGGTTCCAATTATGAAAACACAAGTCTTTCTCATATTCGAGTTATTTTTGTTAAATTTCGTCTCTGCCGGATTGAATTGTTCCGAGCGGATAGTTTATCCATTTCAAGAGTTTCTCCGACTTAAACGCGAAAATTCCGACTATTCGGGTTTTTCTTTGAGTTCTTCCACGTCAAAGTTGCGCTTCTCGATTGCGTCAAGTCCCAGCATATCTGCCACGGCTTGTGCGTCCTCGCTGCGGTATACGATGATGATGCGCTGTTCTTCGTCCTCTGCTGGTTCGTAGGTCGTGGCTTCCTGCTGGATTTCCCAGGGGTTCAATCCCCATCGCTGCATATCGTCCACATCAAATGCTCCCTTTAGCTTCTCTTCGTCCCAGCTGCCAAAATAGACGTTATCCTTGATGATGAACTCGTCCGTCTCTTCGTCGGATAGGCTGTCAGCAATAACGACCTCGACCTTTGGTTCTGCCTTCCACTTCTCCCAGTGGCTGCAAAGCTGCTGCTTCTCTCCATCGGTCAGTTTCACGGCAACGGCTTCAATCGCTCCCTTGATAGCTTCGTCTTCCATCTGCTCGATGTTGAGCAGGGCACGGAAGCGCATGTTACCTCCGAGGATAACTCGGTTCTCATTACAGACGATTGGTCTCATCTTTAACATCTTCGGAAACGTCAGAATACTCTCAACGAGTTTCTGCATCTGCTGTGGCTCAATGCTGCGTGGGTTGTCTTGGTTCTCCACCAGGTCGTGCAGGTTGATGTTCTCGATTTTATTCTTCTCCATTGTCTTCCTCCTTTCCTTCTTGTCTTGGTTTCAGTTCATCAAAGTTCCAGACGATGCGGTCAATATGATCAACTCCCAGAAGCTTGGCAAGGAATGGCTCATCGGCTGGCTTGTAGTGAATGATTAAGTTCTCACGTGGCAAAACGCCATCGCCCATTATCGTTGGCAAGTCGTCAGGGGTTAAGTCTTGACCTTCGATTTCAGGAGGTAGTTCCCCTGCGAATGGGTCGCCCTCTTGGTCGTCCTTGCCTTTCTTCTTGCACTTGCTGGTGCTGCTTGTTTCCACTGGTGCTGGGTTCCAGACTGGCATACCCCAGTTCTGAAGCTGTGCGCTGTCCCATCGGTTCGCAAGGTCGTTGAAGTCCCAGTTACCGAAGGATAGGTTGTCTTTAATCATAAACTCCTGCTTCTGTGCTTCTGTCAAGTCTGATGCGCTCACCACGGTAACTGTTGGCTGTTGCTGCCATCCCTGCCAGTACTCCATCAATGCGGATTGCTCATCATCGGAAAGACGCTGCTCTGCATCCAGCTTCACTTGAATGCCTGCTTCGTCCATCGTGACAATGTGCTGCAAGGCTTTCAGTCTCATGTTGCCACCCAATGCATGGAAGGTCTCATCAATAACAATCGGGCGCAGGGTCAACATTCGTGGGAACACGATGATGCTCTGCACAAGCTTCTGAAAGTTCGCTTGGCTTATCTCTCTTGGGTTCGCTTCGTTCTCGCTGACCCTCGATAGTGCGATTTCTTCTGTTTTCATTTTCTTCTTGTTTTAAGTTCGAAATACTGCTTATTTGATAAACACTGGCGCAAAGATACTACTTTTTTGCTTTAGTTGTTCGCTCTTTGCCCACTTTTAACTTTTTCCAACACTTCGTTTTATTTTATCCATCAAAGGCTCTGATGGTCTTCTGCAGGGTTGTCTGCGGTTTCTTCGGCATCACTCTGACCGGGTATCCTGCACAGACCCATGCGAGGAGAAGTGCGTCTCTCTGGTCTTGGTTCATTCTCGGCAACTTTTGTCCTGCGCTTACAAAATAAGCAATTTCGTCCTGCGTGATTTTTCCGTCCTTCCCCTTCCAGCATTTTTTCAATGGCTTGATGATTTCGCAGGGGATATTGTAGTGTTTGCAGCACTCGACAATCAAGATTCCGGTCTGATGGTTCATTCCGGTAGAGCGTCCGATTGCTGCTGCCTTGACTGCTGTCATGAATTTATTTAGCACATGCCAGTTGCTCTTATTGAGCCAGCCGCCTTCAATAACGACCTTTATCTTGCAACTCTCGTTCATAGCCTTGAGGTAATCTATCAAAGCTGGGAAGTTCATCTTATAGGCGAGAAACTTCTTGTCGTCAAAGACTGCTCCAACTCCGCTTTCCTGAATGTCGGGGTCGATGCCAATTATAACTGTTCCTTTTTCCATTTCATTTTTTCTTTAAAGTACTTATTTTGTTCAAATTTCGCGTATAAGCGTTTATTTTGTTTTGCTGGTGTGGTTTATCAACCAACACCCTTTACGTGCGCATATACGTGCGCACATGCGTTATTATCCCTATCTTTCCCCTACCCCTTTCTTTCCCTTCTTTTTGGTTGCGATAGAGAAAGCTGGCAGGGATTCCGGAAGTTGTGCCTGCGCTTGCAAAATGAATATGTTGCAGGGGTCTTCCTTCTTCCACCGCCAGCCGAATGAATAAAAGCATAATTTTCTAACGATTTCTTTTTCTTACTTCTTCATGTACCACCTCGCTTTCTTTGTTTGTTGTCAGACTTCGGGAGATACGTTTCCGGCTCTCATATCGTAATTTCAAGATGTTATAAGTTATTTGTTTTGATAGGAGCCATCCCCTTCTGTCCTCGCTGGTTAAAAACTCTATTATTGAACTCACGACCGATTATTCTTTTTGTTCTCGAGCAGCCATGCCAGATGCGCTGCCTGCTGCGGATTCTTGAACATAGAAAGAGCCTTCTCTACGTCCGGCTTCTTCCTCTCACGCATCGCTCTGTCGGCTACCCGGTTCTTGGTACCGTAGTTCCGGTAGTGCTTACTCCAGTACTCCTTTTGGTACGCCCGGTATTTTTCCCGGTTTCTCTTTCGCCATTCCTTCGTGGCTCTGAGGATCTGTTCCCGGTGTTCCTGGTAGTACGTTCTGTTCTTCTCCCTTGTTACGAAGTCGCTCATTGCATTCAAGTATTACCTGATGTTCTACATATTGCTTGCGTGCCTGGCAATAGATGCCATTTATGCAGTTTCGCCCGGCATCGCAAGCCTTGCATAATTCACTCGCCATGCGTCCACTAGAAAGGTAAGTCTACGAAGTCGTAGTCAGTGAAGGCAAAATTCTCGTGACCCTCGTATGGGATGCATTGAGTGAAGTCTGCTGCCTTTCCGCTATGTAAAGGCAAGACGTTGTATCTAGATGCAAAATCCTCTCCACGGTCACGGACAAAGAACGCTGGAAGCCACTTGAATCCTTTTCCGCACCTTACCAGCACCTTGTCAAAGGTCTTGAAGGCTGGCTGCTCCTTCCCATTCTTCCAGATGTCGTAATGTTTGTTGAACAGTTCGACTTCGTTCTCTGTCGCTTCTCGAAGTTCCTTGTTAACGCTGATACGCAGGTCGAAGGTTTGGTCGGTCACGAACTTCTCGTTCTCGATTTCGTACTGGTTGCCAAATGTCAGCGTGTCCTCGCTTTCGTTCTTAGCGATAAGTTCGCCTATGATTGTCAACTCTCCGTCCTCATCTTCCTCGTTGAAAACGTAGAGTTTGCCGATTTCAAACGCTGGCTTCAAGTCCACAATCTGTTTCTTTCCACTATCCCAGCGTTTGCCTTCCTTTGCGAGAGCATCAAAGAGTTGCTGTTTCTCGAAGTCAGTGGCTAAACGAAGACTTCTATTGCAACCAAAACTATATTCATTATAATGTACTTCATAATCTT